GTTGTCTAATACATCAACTTCTTCATTTAAATGTTCCATAATTCCTCCTAGTAAGCTCTACCAAAACCTTCAACAGTGGTTGCTACACCGTCTACTTGGTCGTCATATACAATGCGAAACTCTTTACCCATTACCTTACCGCGAGTACCTGAATAAGCACGAGTAATCACAAAATCACCTACTTTGCACCAAGCTCCGTTTGGAAAACGCACTTTGTCTTGATATGCGTCAGGACCAATTTTTACTACCATACCGATAGTTGATGCGACTTCTTCTTTCTGAAGCGCACTTGTTGGCTTAATAATCCCACCTGTTGTTTTTTCTTCAATCGTTGGTGTGATAATAAGGATTTTTGGACCCACTGGGTCGGGCAGCATCTCAATTAGTTTTTCTAACTGATCTTCTGTAGCTTCCTTGTCAATTGCGTCAATACTACTCATCGTCGTACTCCATCTGTTTTTTAGCGAGGCTTTTATACGTATTAAGCGCGAGTGTAAGCCCCGAAAGTACACCCACGATTTGCTGATAGTCAGCGAAATCTTTTATACCGTTGGCAGTAGCCAGCGCATCTCTGCGGCTGGCGATCTGTTCGTTTATCTCTTTTGTGAACCAGTCATCAAAATTGAATGCCTTCATTGAGGTTGTCCACTAGGCTGTTGTTGCGCTTGCATGGCTTGTTGCTGCGCTGCCTGTTGAGCTTGCTCTTGCTGTTGCTGCTGCATTGCAAGTTGTTGCTCTTTAACCGCTTGAGCCATTTGCATCTGCTCCATAGCTTGCTCTGCGCCCATCAAATTGATAGCGTGTTTAGCGGCGAGTTCGTCGCCTTTAGCACTTGCGTTAAGGACTGCTACGCGCTCTTGTAAATCAATCTTTTTCTGCTCAATATCCAGCTTACCTTTAACTTCTATCTCTTTAAGCTCAAGCTCTTTTTGCTGCATTTGAATAACAGGGTCTTGTGCTTGTTGCTGTGCTTGCTGTTGTTGAGCTTCGTTTTGATCTTTTTTAAGTAGCATATCAGAGGCTTCAGCAAGTAATTTACTGAGTTTAACTTCCATATCTTCTGGAATTTCTTCCTCTGGTTTAGGCAACTCAACACCCATCATTTGCTCCATTTCTGACCGATACTGGAACGCCGCATGCTCCATAACGTGAGCTTGAATAGCCGCTTGAATCTGCTGACCATTGGTCATATTTTGAAACGCCTGCGCCATTTTTGGGTCATTCAACAGATTTGTATGGATGGTCATATGAGCCATATGATCTTGATAACTAAAGGCTTTTACCTTAGTCCCCTTCATCAAGTTCATGTTTTCTGACACAGGATCCATCGGTTTAACTTCTTTGCCAGCAGGAATAAGCGTCTCTACATTCTCGATACCAAGCGCTTTGAGCATCTGACTGTGCAGGTTTGCCATGTCATATATCTGAGGTGACTGCTGTGCTAGCTGTACTGCCGCTTGATACTGCATGACTCGTTGCGCCATTGTAGAGGCGTTAGGGTTACTTGTTGGTACAATCTCTACGTTACCATAGTCTTCTTCACGAGTGTGTGGCTTATCATCGGTAAACACGATGTCGTAGCCTTCGTCACCTGAGTCTTTAATAATATCCGCAAGGAGTTTTAGCTCTTGGTCTAGTGCATGATACACGCGACTTTGCACCGCTGACATTACTTTAAGTGTGCGCTCTAGGATAGCGAGCGTTGTACCCACAGGCGTTTGCCCGTTCATATCAGCTACTTTAAGGTCAGCTACTGACCCCATTCTCCGCCCTTCATCTACCACAGTCTGCAATAGTTGATACAGTACCGCTGACGGCTCTTTATAGGGTAGAGGCAGAATATTGTCTTTTAGCGCACCTGATGGAATATCAACATCTTTAAATTCCCCTGGAGAAATTGGGGTATCATCGCCTAGGATTCGCATTCCGCGAGTTTTAAAACCTGCTGGAAGATTTGACAACGTACCTGCATCAACCAACTGACGGATAATAGAGGTCGCACTTTTAGCAAAACCACCAATAATTTGCACTAAACCAAACCCATAGAACCCATCAGCAGGTACGTAAGGGTAGTGAACATAATACTGTTTTTTAATTTTAAGCTCGTCGCTTTCCTTCCAGTTTCTGCGAATCCCTATGATTTCCATAGAACTTTTCTCGATAGTCACAACATATGGAAGCGCAATTTCTGTTGGCTCACCCATCTCATCAAGGTCTTCAAACCCTTCTAAATCAAGGTCTACCATCATCTCAAGCAGGATATGGCGGTCATCATAAATAGCCGAGTAACCCCCTTCTTTGTCTTTTGCATCCTGAATTTTCTCAGTGTGCTTAGCTGGCTTCTCAAGCTCAACGTCTTTATAGAACCCAGATACCTGAAGTTTACGTAGTTCATTGTGGTTTTTACGCATTACATAAGTCGCGCGTGGGCAACTCGCTAAGTCAGACGTACCATAAGAAACCACAAAGTCTTCCGCTGGGATAAACACGCTGGTTTGGCGCCCTAGTGTTGGATCAAAATACACCTTCTTAAATGCTGACCCAATCAGTGCTTGCGCCCAAAACGTGCGCTCTTGCTCGTTTCTAAACTCAGGCATACGCTTCATAATCTGATAGTTCATATCAGCCGCTACGCGCTCTGCCGCCGCTTGTTTATCTGGTGTTTGCTTACCAAAAATCTCTGTTGAAACAGGACCTGCCGCTGGCAGTGTTTCGGTAATCATCTCCGCTTGGAACCTTACAACAGCTTCAAGTAGTAGCGGGTGGTTAACACCACAAGCTCCAGGCCAAGGCTCCATACGGTCATCATACTTAAGACCAAGCAAATCTAACCCGTCTTTGTACGTATCTTCCCAGTCTTTGCGTGAATTTCTATCATTATCATAGTCATGCACAAGGTCATTAGCCAGTGAAAAAAGATAGTCGTCGTCCAAATACTCCGCTAAGTTAGCGTCAAACTCAGGCACTTCTTCAATATCTGTGTCCTCACTATATGCCATATAGGTCTCTTCACCTGTTTCTGGGTCTATATCCTGAATCTCTATTTCAATAGGTTCTTGGTCTTCGTCATCTAAGTTAAAGGGTGACATGGGTTGCGATATTGCCATATTTAATGCCTCAATGTTGTTTAATAGTAAGGTCTACGTCTGCGCGAATAGTTTTGTTGTTCATATTCCTCATCGCTTGAAGTTCTGACAAAGCCGCCTTGTCTAAAGCGTAGCATAGCTTGGCTCACGGTATCCACCAAATCGTCATGCTCACCAGCAGGGAAAGACGCTACATCGTCAATAAGCTCATCCGCCCAGCGTGTCTGTGGCGCCCATACAAACCCAGAGGCAAATATGTCCGCGATGCTGTTTATTCGAGATATTTTATCATTACCCTTCGTGGGTGTATATTCTTGCACTGGTATGCCCATGCGTCGAAGCTCATATATAAGCGGAGCACCTGATGCTCTTTTCTCAATAATCACCCCATCTGGGTTCCACTCTCTGTACGCCTCAATTGCCCACTGCTTAAGTTCTGGGAATTCTACACGTTTCTTTACTGCATCAAGCACAATAATATTGGGTCTTTTCTCTCCATCATCACCGTCATACTCAAACACGCCCCACACCGTTAAAGCACTGTAGTCTGCCTTATTATGTTTCTCGAACGCGGTATCCCATGACATGAGAATAAAGTCTATATTCTTGGGTGGATCTTCTTTTTCCCACTCGCGCCACCACTCACGCTTAATTAACGCCCCTTCTTCGGACGTTGGGTTCTGTTGGTACTGTGCTTGCCACTTGGCATTTGGTATCTCTGCTTTAACAGCATCGAGTGCTTCTAGGCTCCAATACTCTGGCCATAGCGATTTGCCTGAAGGCAAAATAGCGGGAAACTCAATGACATCCCAAATATCTGTGCTGTTGTTTTTCGCAGCAGAGTTAATAATCTGCCCTGTTAAATCGCGCTTTGACCAACGAGTGTTGTGACTTACTAGCCCATTAGCTATAAAATTTTCAGTGCGGTCAACTTCAACGTCAAAAACTTCTTCTTCACCCGCATACACTATCGATGTTATTACGTCTCTCGTAGCCTGATAAGTATTCTGCGGCTTGTCTAAGCACATCAGACGTTTTTCCGTACCCAACGGCAAGATTGCAGTCGTTACACAATAGCCCTCTAACTTCTCCAGTGTCGTGGCAATGGTCAATACACAGTTTACCACCCCAGTGTGCTCTAACATTTTTCCCTGGAAGTTCTCCGCAGATAGCACACTTACCGCCTTGGTTTTCGACCATACGTTTGTAATCTTCGACAGTAATCCCGTATCGGCTTTTGATTCTGATAGCACGTCTCGATTCTGGCGTACCTCTATACTTTCCTGCCTCCCAATTAGCTCTGTTGTTGTGTGTTTTACACAGATTGTTGGCATATGCGGGTTCGCTACATCCATCGGTAATACATTGTTTATCTTTGTATTTACCGTG